AGAAGGCTGAAGTGTAAGAGATGTAGAAAGATTCTTGTATGTTGTTTTGAAGGTATATCCTTTACAATTTAATAAAGGGGCATAGTTTCAATGGTAAAACATCGGTCTCCAAAACCGCAGTTGGGAGTTCGAGTCTCTCTGCCCCTGTTACTTAGAATAACATTTCAAAACCCTTATAAATGGCTTAAAATGGTCGTTTGTGAGGGTTTTGTTTTTGTAAATATTGAATTAACATACAAATATTCTATGCATCAATAATACTGTTTAGTATCGAATAATACAGGTTAATGCAGATTGGTTTGATATAAAAAGTGATATAAAATTACTGAGAAGTGATATACATACCATCGGTCTTATGTTATAATGTCCTCAAGAAATTGAAGACGCATATATTTAAAAAGATAGGGTGAAAACCAAAATGGCAAATCAGAAAAAGATACCACAAACAGAAATTAATAAGATACCACAACTTCCGAGAGGAGAAGGAAGTATCACTGTTGTTGATGATGGAACAAGATTAAAATTTCAGAAGTCTATCAACGGCACTCGCAAAGCAGTATATGGAGTAACTGTAGCCGAAGTCTTTAAAAAGATGAAAGAAAAGGAAAAAGATAAGGCAAAAATTCAACAAAAGAGAAAAGCACAGATTCTTCAGGATGAAATGTTAATTTATCTTGAGAATATTAAAAAACCAGTGCTAAAGCCGAAAAGTTATGATCGTCTAATTACAACTTACGAACATCAGATTAAAGATAAACCACTTGGTATAATGAGGATTTCTACAATCACTGATCAAGATATACGTGATCATTTAGATGATTTAAATGCCAGCGGATATTCTTTTTCTACGATTAAGAAAGTGTATGATATGTTAAATCCATTCTTTAAATGGTATACAAAAACTCTTGGATATAATCCTATGGAAGAAGTCCAGATGATCAACAAAACAAACATCAAGGCAAATACAAAAGAAATATATTTCTTTCCAGATGATATTATCCAAGGGTTCACGGACAATTATACGCATTTAACATTAAAAAACATAGATGGAGAATATCTAAATCAACCAACATTTTACCTTGCAGCAGTTTATGTCCTTGATATGTATACAGGGTTACGTGCTGGCGAATTAATGGCATTAAGATGGCGCAATGTCGATCTAAAGCGAAAATACATTTATGTAAAATCTACCCTTGAAGACATTAATAATCCAGAATATGACGCAAACAATCCTGCACTAATGAAACAAAAAGGAATTACTAAAAAAATATATGTCGAATATGACACAAAAAATTATTCTTATAGATCCGTTCCATTATGTGAGCAAGCCATTACTGCATTAAATTTTATCAAACAATATTCTGATTATACACAACCAAATGATTATGTGGCAGTAACAAAGAATGGCACTCATCATAATGTTTCTAATCTGAATACAACTCTTAAAAGAGTGTATACTTTTGTTATAAAACAGATGGAGAATGATAAACATATTGAAGTAGACACAAAGAAAATATCTATGCAGGTATTAAGACATACATGCGCAAGTTTATTATTTCGCCATACAAGTCTGCGTTTGGAAGAGATTGCTAGCATCTTAGGGCATTCTCCAGAAGTTTGCCGAAAAACATACATTCATCTGGTTGAAGAACGCAAAGCAATGGGTATGAAACAAATGTCAAAGATTGATTTTGATTATGATTTCCAAACAGTACAGTTGCCAAGTTAACCTTTACACCAAACGCATGTTCGTGTTATAATATCCAAGAGGTGAAATAAAATGTACAATACAACAAACATTCCAAAAGCTACCAAGAGAGTAAACATCTCAGGAGACACACCACCAGACATTTGGATGTCTATGTTAGATTCTTATGGTAAGCTTCAAAAATTCCACATCAGAGAACTACTTCTACAGGGTACTAGAAAAGAAACCAACTCAGCAAGACAAGAACGTGAAGTAGAATATTACAAAAGCAGAATAGAAGTGTTAGAACGATTTAACATCTCTACAAAGACAAAGATACTAAAATACATTCCATCATCTGACACATGGTATATTTGCGGAGAGTACACAGACTTATTACGATCACAGAGTTACTTGAACAGATAAGGAGACAACACAATGAGAATATACGAATACAACGAAAGCACGCAGACGCTCAATACAGAGTGCGGATTGTTCCACATAGGTGACACAGTACAGCTCACAGAAATTGACTCTCAGACACCTGTGAAAACAGTCTTATATGGAGCTAGAATTGATTCTACAGAATATATCCTTTCATTCTTTGACGAGAAGTGTGGGCTTCCTTTATACTTGTCTGAGCATGAAATAGATGATATGTGTAGAGTAGAATAAATTATATTGACATGTATTATTTCTGATGTTAATATGATTATAAAGAAAGCAACCCACATATTTAATTGATCCATATTGGAATCTAAAGTATATTAATAATATTTTTAGGGTAATAGCGTCATAGTAGAATGTTAGTTTTATGAGTAAAATAAACAAAAAATGACATTTTCATATGGGTTGTTTTTACACATAAAAATACAATTTTATCAACCACAACACATTGTGTTTTGAAATTTATATAAGAAGAGGTAATATTACTTTTCTTTAATTAAACCGTAACATAGGATGTTTTGAAACCTATAAAAGAAATGAAATTAGTTTATTTCTTAATTTAAACCGTAACGCAAGGCGTATAACTGTCAATTCACACAGAAAAGGAGTTATACAATGTTTTATTCAGATAAAAAAGAAAGAGATGAATTTTACGAACACATGAAGTTAGGTGGTAAGATTGGTGACGAACCAGAAGCAACAGACCGAGAGAAAGTATTATGGTCTCTCGGTTTTTTGAATTGTGCTTTTCAATTAATCAGCACACGCTTAAAGAAACCATATCCTATGATTCTAACATCTATCGAACAACATGCAAATATGACATGCATGACCAATATTCGCAAAAATGTTATGAATGAGTATCAAAAAGCCAATAGGTTTATGAGACATGAATCATCACAACATGTATTCCCTGGTGATAAGATTTTACACGGGATGATGCTTTATGCATTTTCATATAATGACGATCACATGAAAAGGAAAATCGCAAAAGTTGATGAAGATTATTTGAATTATATTATGGGCGCACAATATGCATCTGAGAAAGTCCCTACATGGAAGAGAAGTTACACCATACAAGCGTAAAGTATCAGAACGGAGAAATAATATGGCATTAATTAATCAAAATGACACTCATATTATCTATGAAAGCTTAGAGCTTATAGCGGATCTAAAGCAAGATATTTTAGAATTTGGAAATGACTATATTGTAGCAGTTTGGTGCAAAGAGATTGACGGAGTAACAGTTTACACAAATTACGACTTCATTAATGAAGATTCTCCAATAGACCAATCAGAACTTCAAGATGGAGAAAAGATCAAACCAATGACAATGGGTGCATTATTAACTGCACTTGAACAGCAAAACTCATTGTTCTAAAATCGTAAAAAATAGGGTACACCAGAAATTAATCTGATGTACCCTTAAATTTTAATAATACTCCGAATATCCTATCCAGAGTCTCTTTGTCATAATAGTATATGTTTGCTTTTAAATTCAGGAAAGGATACAAACACAATTTTCATTGCCAGCTCAATCTGCTTCCTCGCATTGCCCCGTTGTAAAAAATACAAACTTGATTGCTCCCCTGAGCCACAATCATTAAGAGCGATTTCTTTATCACTAACAAGCAAAACTAATAAAGAAAATACCGACTGATCGCCAGATCAATCATAACTGTTTCTTGTGTCCTTTAAATAACTTTTCAGTCTTTCTGCAAGAACCCATAAACTCTTCGCTTACAAGATTCTTGTTCCATTCTTGCAGAAATTCCTTGGACTTTTCTGGTTTTGTCATTACCATCTTATTTCTTTTCATACTCTTTAACATTTCTTTGTGTAAGACAGTTTAATCCAACCATCTTTAGTTTTACCCCAACCGTTTTTGACAGCTTTGATTGTAACTGTTGTTCCTTTCTTATAAGCGTCTTTGGCAATAGCAGCCGTTGTAGATGGAGACTTACGTACATTAAGAGCAGAAGCAGTTACTTTCACTTTGTAAGATTTGAACTTAGAAGATGCTTTTGGTTTTACTACTGTAGAACCAGAAATGTCTGCTTTGAATTTAGCCCATTGCTTGTTGTTTTTACCGCACCAAGGTTCTGGGCACTGTTTCCCCGATACATCATTGTGCCTTAGAACATGACTGGCAGGAATATTGTATTTTTTCATAAGTTTTTTAGTTAAACTAACAGCATTTTTATATGTAGCCTTAGGAACACTTCCTACAGAATTAGCCATTTCGATGCTTAGACTGTTTGCATTAGTACAAATCTTATAAAATTTTGCACCTCCATTAGCATTTGTAACAAATCCTCCAACTGCCCATGCTACTCGATTAACAGGAACAGATTTCCATACAATATCTCCCTCATCAATGAAATAGTGTGCTCCAGCAGCTCTCGTATTACCAGTGGCAAAATAATCTGTATTGTTCTTAGCGGAATCTCCCTTGTTTCCTGTAAAATGAAGTACAATATATTTAATGGAACTCGTGCTACGTTTACTTCCGTAGCTCACGCTCTTTGCCGTTCTTGTTTTAAATTTTAATGCCATAAATATCAAACTTCCTTTCTTTTATTTAAAAAGAGCAGTCACAATAACAGCAACTGCTCAATTACTAATTACTCACTTAGCAAATTATCCAACAATGTCGTCAGACTCTTTACCTTCTGCGACATCGTCTAATTCTTTTTCAAATAAATCCTTATCAACTTTTACGATCACGTCTTTATCTGCAACCTTTTCCATAATCTGATCAATTTCATCAGCAGTTAATCTACCATCACGTAATGCGTAAGCAATCTTATCTCCTGTCTGCGCAAACCAAGTAAAGCTATGATTCTTCCAGTTACCATAAGCAGAAGTACCAAATACAAATACCCAACCTACAATCTGATTAATTACATCTTCATGCACGTCAATCACTGGCTTACCTGCCGCAGTTAATCCCATATTGATCCAAGCTAACACCTGTAAAATCAGGCTCACAACAGTATGAGGTTTTACTTCACTCAAGTTAATGCTTGCTAAAAATTCTTTAAATTTGTTCATAATGCAATCCTCCTTTGCAATTAAAAAGACCTATCAGAATGTTTCTTCACTCTTGATAGGCAATGCTTTGATTTCGTTATACATTTTTTCTCCGACACCATTTTGATGCAACTGATCGTGGTATACTACATAAATAGCTTCGATGTTTTCTAGTCCTGTAGGCGAGATTCCACCTTTATCTTTATAGTATCTATGAGCCTGTTTGATTCTGTCTCTTAATAGCGCAGCAACTCCGTTTACTAATGCTGTATCAGTGCCACAGGCACCATCTAATTTCTGAGCTAATTCAGCAGTGTGTTGGAATAATCTATTCATATTGACCCTTTGTTCACTTAACATTTCTGCTTGTTCGCTAACCATTTTCTTGATCTCTTGAACATTCTTATTCTGGTTGTCAAGTATCTCTGTTAGCTTGGCTAATGTTTTAGTATGTTGTCGGATTATCTCTTCCTGCTTTTCAATAACTTCTTTCTGATGCTTGCGTTCAAGAGTTGCTTTTGTTTCAATCCCAAATCTCTCAATCAGGTTACTTACAGTGCCAAAAAATTTATCTAAAAACAACAGAAGTGCAAAGATAAAAACTATCAATGCACTTCCATGTTGAGATAAAAATTTTACAATTGTTTCTAATTCACTCATGTCTTTTACCTTCCTAATACATAAAATCACTCCTCTTTCTCAACTAAAATCACCATATGTATTCTGGTTTTTCTTCTCCAAATAATAAATATCTTAACCAATCATCCACGACAATGCACACTGCACTCAATAGAATCCATAAGATTGTATAAGGTAAGCAAATCTGCCCACACAGATTAAAAGGCATCTGAGAGTAATCCCAAATGCCTAAACCTAACCATAAATTTAAGATACAGCCTGCGATGAATTCCATTACAGTAACAATCAATCCTCCGAGAACCATTTGCTCACGAAAGGGCATAAGATGGTAGAAAAAGCGACTGTTATTGATCAGTCCAATAAGAATGAAGCAAGTACCGCCTAACACTCCCATTGTCCAGTGTGTGTATCCTCGCCAGATGATTTCAATTCCACAATAAGCAAATGCTCCAATAAGGAATAAGATAAGATATTTACATGATTTCTTTACATGTAGCATTTTATTTATTCACCTTCTTTTTGATCTTCGTTCTCACTTTCATCTTTACAAATAAGCTGTAAAATCATGATGTCTCCCTCAAGAATTCCTTGACAATTCTCAATAACATCACAAACTTCGCTAAAAGTCATTCTCATCTTATGGAACTCAACCCCTGAGTTTTCCATGCTTAAAGGATTAAACTCTGCTAAGAATTTCTGCCCGTTCTCTGTACCATTGATCTGGGCATCAGTAGTGATATCATATTTCTGTAAGAGTTTGTGTTTTTCTTCAAAATATTCCTTCAGCTCTCCTTGAATCTTTCTAATATTCTTGGCAAGCCCAGCACTTAAAGTACATGGTACTAATTCACTGTTTTTCATAAGGAATGCATAAATTGTATTTAACTGTCCTAAGATCATATCTGCCTGCATATTTGTCATTTCCATATTAAAATTCTCCTTTTCTCTGTTAAACTAATTATTCTTCAGTCGTAACTGAATCTTTTTCTGTTTCATCTGTCTTATCAGTCGTAACTGAATCCGTTCCCTCTGAAGGAGTAGTAGGTTCTGTTGACTGCACAGGAATTACTTCATATTTAATTTCAATCTTGTCCAATTCTTCTTTGCTAGTAGAACTGAAAATTTGCGCTTTGGTTACATTCATCTGTTGGAAATAAGGATAGATAAATGCTTTGATCATTGCTGTTAATTGCACAAATTCCTCAGCAGTGAATGTTTCACACGCACTCTTCTTACTATGCCATTCAAGAGTTACTTGCTGACCAGCAGTAGTAAGAGCTTGATATTGCATAAAGTTCAGAGCCATTTCATTCTGATCTTCTTCAGATACTCCATAAGGCTTACCATTGAATTCTACACTCTGACTTGCTAAGAACTCAGCGAGAGCAGCTTTGTTTTTCTCCTGTAAATAGTTCTTGTACTCATCAAGAGTCAGTGTGTTAATATCAACAACCTGATTGACTTTTTCATCAAGTCGCTGTACCTGTTCTACAATATTTGCTCTTGTAAGAGATACAATCAGCGCATCTTCCCATTCTCCATTGGAGTTGTTATATAATCCCTGTTGTAAAGAGATTTCTTTATAATTGTTAAAGCATGTATAAGTTGCAATCTGCACATCATCTCTGTAGATGTCTAATGTTTTAAAGTTTGTAAATGCTGATTTAACCGCTTTTAGATCATCTGTGCAAACGACAAGTTTACATTCCATGTCAAAAGTCATAGAATTAAACTGCATAAGATTAAATACTTTGTTGTTAGAGCTATCTAATTTAACTGTATATACCATATGTATTTCACCTTTCTTTCTGTTTTTGAGCATACAAAAAGAGCAGTCCGAAAACTGCTCTATGTACGATCAAATTTATGTTTTATTTAGTTGTTTATCCGTTCGTGAACCGCAACCAAGCTAAAGACTTGCTTGCTTCCTAGTCAATATCTCTAACGAGACAAGTTTCTCTAGGCTATCCCCGTAGTTCCTACGGTTTTATTTTCGTTATATAATCTCAAACCTTCGTTGAGAATATTTATTGATGCATTTATATCTCTATCATGATGCGTCCCACAGACTGGGCAAGTCCATTCTCTTATTGATAATGCTTTCTTGCCATCTTTGTGACCACAATTAGAACATATCTGGCTTGATGGAAACCAAGTGTCTATTTTAATTATTTCTCGTCCATACCAATTCGCTTTATACTCTAATTGCCTAACAAATTCACTCCAAGATACATCTGCAATTGATTTTGCTAATTTATGATTGCTCATCATATTCTTGACTTTCAAATCTTCTAAGCATATCTGTTGGTTTTCCATGATAAGCCTATGAGATAATTTATTTAAAAAGTCTTTTCTTTGGTTAGCAATTTTTTCATGTTGTTTTGCAACTTTGATTCTGCATTTCTCTCTATTCTTACTTCCTTTTTGACAACGAGATAAATCCTTTTGTAATTTTCTTAATTTCTTCTCAGATTTTCTAAGATATTTTGGATTTTCAATCATTTCTCCATCAGAAGTAATTGCAAATTCCTTGATTCCTAGATCAATTCCAATTTGAGTATCTACAACAGGTAATTTTTCTTTTTCCTCTTGATTTACCAAAACCGAAACATAATGGTTACCTGATGGAGTTTTAGAAACTGTAACTGACTTTATCAACCCTTCAAAATCTCTATGTTTCTTTATTCTTATTAATCCAATCTTAGGAAGTTTAATATATCTATCTGATATATAAATATTTCCGCCTTGATTATTTGTAGTATAAGAGTAGTAGTGATTTTTCTTGCTCTTGAACTTTGGAAATCCTACTTCTGGTCGTTTGAAAAAGTTGTTGTATGCAGTTTGTAAATTCATCTGTGCATTTGCTAAAGCAAGACTGTCAACTTCTTTCAACCATTCAAACTCTTTCTTATATTGAGCAGGTGTATTATTCAATTTCTTTTTTGTCTCTTTGTAGTAATCAATCTTATCAGAAAGCATACGATTATAGATGAATCGTACACAACCGAAACATTTTGCAAAATATTCTCTTTGTTCTTTGTTAGGATACAACCTATATTTATAAGCTATTAACATCTACAATCACTTCCTTTCTAAATAATTTGTTTATATTTCTAAACATAATGTAACACATTGCAAACACGATGTCAAACAAAATATTTATATTTCTAAACATTTTGTCTTGATAGATAAATTTATTATGGTATAATCTAAATCAAGGAGGTGTCATTATGATAAGTTATAAACCATTATTTAGATTATTATTAGAAAGAGATATGACAAAAACCCAATTAAGAAAGTCTGTCGGTTTCAGTGCAGCCACTC